GGCTCTGGCTGATTTCGACATAGGCCGTGCCGCTCCAACGATAGGTCAGGTTCGTGTCGAGCGTGACGTAAATCTTCCCGGTCTCTCCGGTTACCGGCAGTGATGCGTAATCGGAAACCTCAACCACGTCGTCAACAAATGATGGAAGCTGACTTGACGGAACTTTGCCCTCAACGAGGTCAGCCTTCGCCGCCAAGTCCGTCGTTAGGTTCGTAACCTGCGACTCGGCAATCTGAATGCTCGTTGCCGTGACCGCCGTAACGCGGCCCTTGGCGTCAACGATGATGGCAGGAACCGCAGTGGCGGAGCCGTAGCTGCCAGCACTGACCCCGCTATTGGCCAGCGTGACCGTAATGGCCGTTGTGCCGCTCCCTGTGGCGTCGCCTGACAGCGTGATGGTCTCATTGCCCGTCAGGTAGACGTTCGTATCGAGGCTCCACGTATCGGCAGCAGTCTTGCGGAGCAGGCCAGCAGTTCCAGCCAGTCCAGCAATGGCAGTCAGATCCGCATCAAGGGGTTGATACGTCGAAGCGGCAGCCGACGTGGTCAGGTACGTACTCGTGTCCAATGTCCACGTATTCGCCGCCGTCTTGGTTAGAATACCAGTGGTTCCTGCGAGTCCGGCAATCTCCGTCAAGTCGCCATCCAACGGTTGGTATGTGGTCGAGGCCGTAGCAATCGTGAGATACGTGCTCGCCGCCGTGCTGCTGTCCAGCTTCGCGGAAAGTTCACTGGACAGGTTCGTTACCTGAGAAATCGTGATGGTGATGGGGTCGCTCCCAGCACTGCCATGCGGCGAGGCGTGTGCCGTGGGCGTCCGTGCATCCGATAGCCTGCTGTCGTCGCCAGCGCATACCGTTCCCGTGGTTGTCCCAATGTCAAGTAGGGCCGAATCTCCGAGGTCGGCAGTGTTCGCCTTTGCGTTCAGTGCCGTCTGTAAGTCCGTCTGGCTGGAGAGCGTCCCGGTGATGGAGCCCCAAGAGATTTCGCTTGAGCCCGCAGCAAGCGTCCAACTGCCGTCAGTGGCACGATGCGCGTACCCTTCGCCAGTCAACGCAGCAATGGCCGTCAAATCGGCGTCCAGGGGCTGCTTCGCATTCAGCGCGTTCTGAAGGTCTGTTTGGTCAGCGAGCGGGCCAGTATTCGCTCCCCATGACACGCTTGAAGAGCCCGTGAGGAGTGCCCACGTTCCGTCAGTGTATCTGAAGGAGTATCCTTCCCCGGTCAGTGCCGCGAGTGCCGTCAGGTCAGCGTCGAGCGGCTGCTTGCCGTCCAACTGCGTCTGGATTGCGGAGGTTACGCCGTGGATGTAGGTCAGCTCGGTTGATGTGGTAATCGAGGATGCCAGTGATCCCAAACTGTCAACAATCACAACGGTTGACGTTGTCAGTGCGTCCGTGTTTACCTGCGTCGCCTCGATAACGGTTCCCGTTCCTGTGATGTTTCCGTCAATCGTAGTGCCGAAGCCCTTGTAGGTGACACTCCCAGCGGCCTTCGTGTAATTCCCGGTAATGTGGACGTTGTTGAGGTAAATCGTAACGCCACTGTCAACGGATACACTTCCGTCAATCGTCTGACCTTCCAGCGTCACGAAATGCGCCCCTGAGCCAGACGTGAAGTTGACATTGCCCACAAGGTCGAGGTTCTTCGCCGTGTAGGTCCCCGGAATGTTGAACGTGCTCGAACCCGTGATGCTTGACCGATTGCCGTGAATCACAATGGGCACATCGGGCAGCGTGGCTGTTCCGCCAGCGGTCGGATATTCACCAGTGGCATAGTAGGCCACACCAGCCATGTTCTGCGTCGTAACATACGCAATTGACTCAGCAAGCGTCTTAAACGGCCTGTCAGGGCTTCCGTTGGCCGTGTATGTATCAGTCCGGTTGCAGTCCAGATAGATTGCCGTTGTGGCTCCGCTAACAATGCGCTGGTCTGCATCGGTAACGTATGCATTGGTCACCGATGGAGAGCCGCTAGTTCCTCCTAGTGCCGCCTTTTGGTCCGCACTAGGGAAGCGTGCGTCATTGCCAGCAGCAACGGTTCCGGCGGTGGTTCCGACGTCCAATGCAGCAGACGTTCCGACGGTGGGAACGTCGTACATGGTCGCAAATGGGTTTGCGTCGTCGGGGGCGGTGGCTACGTTCAGCGCATCAATCTGATTCTGCGCCAGCGTGAGAGCAGACAGCATTGCCGCCTTGCTCTTCGCATTGCCAATTGCCGCTTCTTGCTCCGCCCAAGTGTGCGTGCCTGCTTTTTCCGTCGCGCTCATAGATTAGCCTTCCCCCTGTGAGACATATTTGTAATTGTCGGTGGTAACGTCAATGTAATTGTCCGACGTAACATAGATGAAGCCGTTGGTCGATGCTGGCATATACGTAGGCCCGCTGTATCCGTAGTCCCATATGGTTCCGTTGTAGACGGCGGCTACCCTAGCGTAAACCGTGCCGACTTCGTATGAGTCAACGACGAATGAGGTTCCGGTTGCCGATGATGCGGCGGTTATCCATGTCGCCCCGTAGTCCAGCGAATACTGCACCATGAACCTCCGCGCCACTCCGTCCGACGTCCAGCTTATGGTCATGCCTTCCGGTGTTCCGTCTGCGGCTGCGTCGTATGGCTCGATTGTAACGTCGGTAGGTGCAACCGGGACGTAGTTCGGGACAATCGAATACATGGCGTCGGCAGTGTATCCAGCAATCCATAGCACGCCGTCTGGATTGAAGGCTATGCCGTAAGGTCCGCCAATCGCAGTGGCCAGCGTTCCAATTGTTCCAGCCGGGTTTACCGTGTAAACCTTCCCGTCGAGATATGAGCTGACATACAGGATGTTGTCGGCGTCAATCGTCATCTCGTGCGCACTCTTGATATTCGCATATATTGATACGACTCCTGCGGGCGTTATCTTCCAGATGCCAGTCAGGTCAGTGCCGCTCGTATAATAGCGGCTCACGAGCATGTTTCCGTCGGAATCGAACACGATGTTGCAGACTTCGCCTAGACCGCTGGCGAAGGTCGTCATGGCTCCCGTTGATGCGTTTATCTTGTGTACGCACCCGTCATACATGCCGCCGCAGTAGATGTAGGTCTTGTCACTGCTCCACAGCAGCCCTGACGCTCCGGTTATTCCGCTCGCAATCGTGGTCTTCGTTCCGTCTGGCGCAATCTTGTAAACGCAATTGTTGGTGTTAGATGATACAATCAGGTTCCATGAGTCGTCAAACTTCATGTCATATACAGAGCCCACGTCGCTGGCAAAGACTGACTTTGTTCCAGATGGCGTTATCTTGTAAATCTTGAACACTCCGTTGGCCGCAACATAAACGTTGTCGCTGGCGTCTATGGCCATATTTCTGGCCCCTGATATGTCACTGGCGAACACGCTCGGAACTCCGGTCGAATCTATCTTGAACACTTTGTTGCCGTCGTGCGCAGAGACATACTGGTTCTCTGAAGAATCCCACGCGAACAGCATCGGGCCGTCGATGCCGTAGGACGCATCGAAGTCGAGGATGGTGTCTCCATTAACTGGCGTGGTCGGGTCTGCCGTGTTCGGCAGTGGTGTGCTTGGTGTCGATGCCTCGTAGGAGAATCGCGCGTCGGTGTCGATGTACACCTCAAACGACATCCCCGACGCCTTCTTCTGGGCAGACGATATGCGAACCTTCTTCGCTAGGCTGTTTTCTACACCGAGGATGAAAATCGGCAACGCTTGCGGGTCTGAAAACACCATGCCTGTCGTATCGGGCGCGGAGTCCAGCTCAAGCATGTTGTAGTTCCCAGCTTCTGCGTAGTGCACCGTGTATGTGCCAAGAATCGACCCGTCAAGCTGGCTTCGTATCTTCAGGATGTTCGGGTAGGTGCTGTTCAGGTTGACATTGCAGTCGAGCTGTATGGTTGTCCCTGAAATGGCCTTGATGCATCCCGATGTGTTGCCGCCGAAAATCGGGTAATTGACATAGGCCACGTCTCCCGGCAGGCCAGTCCACCCGGTAAGGTTGGTGTCGAACGAAATGGACGCCCTGTTTTCGAGCTCAACCGATAGCTCATACATCCCCTGTCGATACGCACGCTCACGGTTTGTGATACCTGGTATGGTCATGCTCTTGAGTTTCACCCCGGCATATCCATTCAGCACGCATGTGACGGTTTCCGTGTCGTCGGTCGTTTCGTCGGTGTAGGACAGCTTGTATCCGTCGTAGTCGTCGTCTGTGACGCCTTTGTACTGCAACTGGAAGCTGTCGTTGAGTATGTTCTCCTTGGTGAATACCAGTGTCGGTATTTCAACTGGCTCATCACGTATCAATCGCAGCTTGTTCAGTGGGAACACAGGAACAGCTCTCATCACACGGAGGCACACGGCTATCTGCGAATAGATGTCTGATTTGGAATCGAAGCAGTAGTCGAAATACACTTCGTTGTCGTCGCACCACTGTGCCCAAGCGGCAAGATTGTCTAGGTCAAGATACGCATCGGAATATCCTCCGCCGTAGCTAGCCCGCATCAGGTCGCAGGCCGCCCACACTGGATTACGGTTCGCCTGCTGACTCCATGTATGCGTGGTGGGATTGTAAACGTCGGTGTATGCCGTGCCCTTTACAAAGAATCGCTTTGCCGCGGAATCGGTCAATCCGTTCTGCGCAACGGCCTTCATCATGATACAGGTGACATTTCCAAACGATGACACATTGGGTAGCTTCGCACGAAGTGCGGTCCACATGATGGTCTCGCGCGTCCGCTGGCCAGCAGCCGAGTGCAGCTCGTTGCGCATCGAGGTTCTGCGTGCCCTCGCCTGATATACCCCCGAAGCCACATCAACAATCTCAGTGTACCGCAGAGCCGTATTGGTGGCCTTGCGCTTGGAATAGCTCAACGTAACAGGAGTTCCGTAGGTAACGCTTCCATCGGCGTTTGTTGTCACGCTGCGATACTGGACTTCCCATTGCACTCGATAGCTCTGCGCATCGCCGTCTTTCTGCGTGTGCCCCAAGCCGTTCGGGAACTCGAAGTCGAAGAACAGCCGCGTAGCAGTAGTGCCATCGGGATTGGCATTATACCAGTTTGTCCATCCGTCTTCGGGACCGTACGGCGTATACCAGCTGGTCCACCCGTTGGGCCCGGTATATCCAGCGTCCTCCCATGCGCCGTCCTCGCCGCACCTGTCGCCCTCGTTGTATGGTATGAGTTCGAGCCCTCCCGCAACTTCCGATGACGTGAGAATGTTGTTGTCGAACAGTGACGGGCTTTCGTTTGGTTGAATGACGCTGAATGTTACATCGTGGAAGTCGGCGGCATTGGTGTCCTCGAACCCGTATTTTTCGATGTCAAACTTGCCGTGCCCTAAGCAAAACACCGCATACAACCACTGTTTGTTGTTCTCGTATACCGTATACGGCTTGGCTGCATATGCCGGGAACCTCTTCAGCCGTCCATACTGTCGCTCGATTGGTTTACCGGAGCGATTCTCGTTCTGCATGGATGACAGAGAATAGGCTGACGATGCTCCGGTATTCCCGCCCGTCTTCATTGTCGCGAGCAGGTAGATGGAGTAGAGCATCATCACTGCCATCACGACATAGTATGCCACCATCCAGAACGCCCCTACGGCGGGAACGAGATTGACAACATCATCGTCATGTAGCGGTCTGTCCCAGTCTCCGTTCACGCGGGACTTCCAGTTTTCTGGACCGTTCAAGGCTGCGCATCGTCCGATTTTCGGGTCAAGGTGTGTATTGACGAACCAGTTGATGGTAATCGGTCCATCGTGGTTCAGCGGTTGCTCTATTCGGTCGTATCCGCCTTCCGGCTTGTGCGAAACAATCGTAATCCTGTTGTTCGCCACATCACACTGCCACATGCGAGTATTCTTGCGAATCTCTTCCTCGTCCAAGAACTTGGTTGTTTCGGTGAACGTTATCATGCGACTCCGTAGTATCCGCGAATTGTTGTGCCTATTGCTTCGAGCCCGTTAAGCCTGCTGAAAATCACTCCAAACGGCATTATGCAATGTAGGATTCCTCCGCCGTCGGAACTCAGCCACAGTCCTGCATGGCTGTTACCAGTAGGCGTCCTCATGTCTACAATGCACATTGAGGCTGGCCTTTCCATGCGTCGCATTTTGTTCCCTGAGGAATACAGTTCGTCGATTTCAAGGCCAAGCTCATGCCCGTAAACGTATAGACATAATCCGACGCAGTCAAACCCGTTCGGGCCGCGCCCTCCGGGAACGTATGGACGCCCGATGTATCGGGCAGCAATATCAGCTTCCAAGTGACGGAAATCTTTCACTGGTATACAACTCAGATGGTGCTTGCTTGTTCTTGATGTTGGCGAATGAGCCTTTTATCTGAACCTGCATTTGCTTCAGCGAGATTGTGTCAGCGACAAACGTCAATGCTCCACGTTCCATCGGAGCGGATGTGTTGCTTGCATCATACGTCCGCAGGCTTATCTCCGTCTTGGTCCTCGATGCATAAGAGGAGTTGATGAAGTTTATCAGGTCTGCATCGGCTCCGTCTATGGATATTGTGAACTCCGGAACGCCAGTCGTTGACAGCTTCGGATAAGTCGCCTGATAGTTGATTGGAGTAAAGGTAACAACCGTCACTCCGTCCTCAAGCGTTGCCGTAAGAGAATTGGGAGCATTGACGTAACTCTTCGTCCCTGCGTATGCGTTTGATAGCTGCATACACTCTACGACCTGCATCGTCGTCAGGCCCATCGAAATGGCCTCTTCGGCAGCCTGGGCATATGTTATATTCGTTCCGCTCATGTCAATTGGGTCCAAGTGTTACGCTGTGTTGTATCCCCTAGTCCGAGCTGTCCGTAGGCGTTCTGGCCAGTGGCGTAAATATGACCGTCCATAGACAGATACATGGAGTGCTGATAACCAGCAGAAACATATGCGACGTTTGTAGCGCACAAGGTCCACGATGTTCTATTTGTCGTATCTCCGAGCCCAAGTTGTCCGTTTTCGTTGTTGCCGCATCCATATAGATTTCCAGACGCGGTAAGATAAAAGCTGTGGTCGGCGGCGGATATGGCAACTGCGCCGGACGCCGTATGAACCCATGACAGGCTGTTTGTTGTATTTCCCCTGCCGAGTTGGCCTCGATTGTTTACACCAGTCGTGTATACGTTACCAGACAAATCCATGTAAATTGAGTGGTGTCGTCCGGATGCGATTGATGAAACTCCGGTGGCGGTTCGCGTCCATGAAAATCGCTGTGTTGTATCCCCTAGTCCAAGTTGTCCATGTGCTGCATATCCAGTTGCATACAAAACTCCAGATGTATTCAAATAAAGGCTATGCATATTACCAATGGACGCAGCCTTTGCATTTGTTGCCGACTGTGTCCACGCGGTCTTTTGCGTCGCGCTTCCGATGCCTAGCTCGCCGTACTGGTTGTAGCCTACACCGTAAAGAACTCCTCCGGCATCAATGTAGAAACTGTTTTCTGTGGCTGGCATTGATGATGCTACGCCCGTTGCGCTTTGCGTGAACAATGCCCTGTTTGTGATGTCGCCAAGGCCTAGCTGATAATGGTCATTGTCTCCAGTTGCATACAGAACTCCGCTTGCGTCGATAAACATTGCGGAACAAGAGCCGCTCGAGACGATTGGAATACCGACAAGCCCGTCGATGCTTGTCACGGTAGAACTCGTAGACTTGGAGTAACCGATTGAATTGCTGACGATGCAGTAATAATCTCCATCAGAGTCTTCGGCTACGAGGAACGAATATGTTGCAGAGGTTGCACCAACAATGACTTCTCCGTCCTTGTACCACTGGTATGAAAGCGGATCCGTTCCTTCAGCAATCACGCCAATTGATGCAATGATGCCAATTGATGCTGTTACGTTAACGGGGTTCGTTGTTATTGTTGGCTTCACGGCGATGGCTATCGCAACCGTATTGCTGGTAACCGATTCGTTGTCGTCGGTTACGGTGCAGTAGTAATCTCCAGCCGTTGCCGACGAGGCAATAAACGTGTAGCGCGTCATCGTGGCTCCGTTGATCAAGACTTCGCCCTTGTACCACTGATAGCGCAGCGTTCCGGTTCCGACTGCTGCGACCGTAAGAACAACAGTCTCTCCGGTCTGAACGAGTCCGCCCGTTGGTTGCCTAGTGATGGCTATCTTCTGCGATGCATACCATAGATTGGCCGTAGTGCTATTGGCCTGCCCGTATGGATTCGAGACTATGCAGTGATAGCCTCCAAGCGTTTCATCTCCAATCGTAACCGTATATGATGATGCGTTCGCTCCCGAAATCAATTCTCCGTCGAAATACCACTGATACTCAAGGGTGGGGCTGCCAGATGCGAGAACATACAGCTCGACATCGTTTCCTTCGTCGTACAGTCCCCCGATTGGGTCTTGCGTAATCGTAGGTGGTATCGCGCCAGAAACGCTGATAACGATTGGCTCGGATACTACAGTGGTTGTCTCTCCAGTAACGGCGTCTGTGGCAACAATAACTGCCGTATACGTTCCAGACGAAGAACTGTCTACGGATGGAATGGTATAACTGCTTTCGTTTGCCCCTGAGATGGGCTCGCCGTCCTTGTACCACTGGTACGTGTATGTCACGGTTGAGCTTCCTCCGCCGCTTCCTCCTCCGCCGATAGGTGAAACCGTTAGCGTTACGGAATCACCTTCGTTGTAATCGCCAGATTGGCTTTGTTCGCCAATGGCAAGCGGGGCCTCAACGTCGCTCGATGGATAAATAACATCACAGTCTGCAAGTGGTGCGTAATTGCTATCGACGCTCTCCAGCGTGCCGGATATTCTCCACCAGTCTACATGCAGGTAGAATACGTCAACTGAGTCAACGAAGCGGACCTTGCTGTAGGTCCACACCCCGCGAATCTTGTAGTACAGCCAGAACCAGTCCGCACCATCCTTCAGCTTGTAGTGAAACCATGCGTCGAACAGGATTTTATCGTCCTGCGGCATTTCCCACGTTATGGAACGCCGCGTTACCGACTGCTGAGACCTTCTCTTGAGGCTCGGAAGGGCATATCCTGTGATTGAACCCCTGGAATATGGCAATGACTCCTGCTCGTCTCCGGATATGCTTGGGTTGCCGAACAGGGAAATCGGAAACGTGTATTTGTCGGCGTGAGGTTCTGGCGGAAGTGCCGCGTTGAGCGTAGCCTCTGAAATATATCCCGAGTTGGTCGTTTCAAGCGTTGCCTTGACGGTATATGTGTCCCACCCGGAAACTGACGCCTTGGGTGGTTCGACAAATCTTGCAGTAATCGGGCCTAGTGTGTTGAACAGGTAAATGCTGCCTATCGTGAAGTAACTGCCTCCGCTCTTGCAGTCCGAACTGTACCATGCATTGAATGCGGCATATTGCTCCGAACTCCACTGCCAGCTTAGGGCGATCTGCGCCGAGCTTGCGTTGCTGGCATTATAGGACGTGGGCAGTCCGGAGTGCGTTTCGGAGCGAACTCGCCTGTCATTCAACGACAGGCTGTAGCTTGCGGCAAGCGGAGGTCCGAGCGTGGATGATGGAAAGTCGGGCAGGCTCATTATTGC